TCTACTGTCGGATAGAGTGTCGAGTCCGCCTGAATGCAGTTGACCCGCGTTTCCTGATAACTCAACACCACCCCGCTCAAATCGCCATCCGGTAAGTTCCGAATCATCGGATGCTCAAAAACGTTGTCCCGGTTCCATTCCACGACAGCCCAGTCGAACTGTTGCCTCCACGTTCCCGAAAGCGTAAAGCCCGTGGCGCTCGACGCGCTCAATGCCGCCACCGCGGACGGCAGTTGAAAGTAACATTGCAAGTCCCGGTCCGGACGAAGTTTCGTTAAGATTTCGCTCATCGTCAGACCCGTATCACCACGGTCAGGTCGCTGCCAGGCGCCTGGGATCCGACTGTTTGTATATTTAGTCCGATCTTCTGGCCCGCGCGCAACACCGGGAGCGTAGATCCATCCACCGAAGTAATCGACTGCGTAGCCCCGTTTGGTACATTGAGCGCACAGTAACTTGTACCGTTCACGGTAACTTGCAGTGTGATCCCGGTTGTGTCCGCAGGCGTCGTGCCGGTCGGCGCCGCATTGACGTAGGCATAAACATCACGGACCGAGTAAGTCGCCCCCGGGTCGAGAGTCGGAACCGCGTCGTCTTCGACCGCGAGAAAACCCGGAACCTGCAGCATGATCTGTCCTCCTGTCAAAGTTCGCAAGCCGCCTCCGGCGAAAGTAGTGAACGCTCCCGGTCCGACCGGCCCGTTACCTTGTGAGTTAGTGAAGAATAACTCCGCGCTGCAGATCCGCGCGTTTGCCAGAATAATTGATTGAGTCCAGTTACCACTGGCCGGGCTTCCAAAGAATCCTTCGAGAAATGGGAAGGTTAAAGTTAGCTGGCTCAGCGGCAAAGCCGTGGCTTGCGCCGAATGTGCCGCCGGCGACGTCGTATCTATCCCGCGATCGATAACAAACCCGGTGCCATCCGTGGTAGTGGCATTCAGTCTGATGATCTCCTGGTCCACCACCATGTATTTCGGAAGAGCAAATGCCTGACTGGGTGTCAGCGTCAATGTAGTATCCGTCGCCGCCAGCGCCCCTGCTAGTACGGGAGCCGGATTGAGCGAAGTCTCGTCGTAGTAGTACAGCGTGATCGTACCTAACGAAATCGTGCGAGTGTTATCCAGCGTCTCAAAACCGAGACCGCACAACTCTACACCTCCTCCTTCAGGGAGGACGGTAAGACCGAAGACCGGGGCGGGCGGTACGGCACCGTCGCCGGCATTGACTCCCGCCCCGCCGATCTGCCACCGCGTAACGGTCGCCAACCCGTACGGACTCTCGACATCATAAACATTCGCCGACCGTCCGCATATCTGAATTGTCGCGCCAGGACGATTCGGGATCTCAAACTGGACCTGGTTGGTTTGGCTCGACGCTCCGAATTGATAGCCCGTCTGCGCGATTGCGAAGGTGCTGCTCGTGTCCGGCACGACTGTCCAGGCGGTGGTCGTAGTCAGCGTAGAAACTGTATTAGACGCGACCACGCATTCTTGCTGCGCGCCCTTTCCCGTAAGGATCCGTACCGTCATACCGGCAAATTCGTTAGCCTGCATCTGCGTGCTCGCGTCGCCGATGGTATTTGCCGAGTAAATGGTCACAGGAGCAGCTGGTTGCATCTCCATCCGCCAATAGAAATTGGCATGATCGTAATTGGCATCCGGAGGCAGGAACTGAAGGTCTGCCAGGCCGGAATCTCTGAATGTCAAAGACGGAGCTGTGTTACTCGAAATGCGTACCAGCTGCGCCGGGGACGGTCCCCTATAAACGTTGAAAGCTACGGCGTTACCGGGCAGGCTGATATTCTGTAGAGTAACCGAGTAAGTTGGCGGTCCGTCGCCTGTCGCCGCTGGAATCGTGAAAGACAAGCCGCTTTCGTTGCCGCTGTTATCCAGTGAAGTCAGTGCGTAATAGAAAGCGGAATCAGGGGGGAGGGTACCCCCGGTCGGCGACACCACCGGAGACAAACTGGCCATTGGCGCCCCGGGTGCGCTCACTGGCACGGCCGGGGGAGTCGTGAACTCGACATTGGCCATAAGAATCGCCGTCCCGTCCTCTGTCTGGCTCGAGGACTCCGTCACGCCATATTGCAGATTTCCCTGCTGGTCAAGCGTGACTCCGGTAATAGAGCGTGGGATCCCAATGCTGTATGTCGGCTGCGGAGCGGAGTTCATGGCGCTCCGGCCGGAGTTATCCGTATACCAGCTGTCATCGTGCAGTTGAGCGCGAATCGCCGCGGTGCGAAAATTCTGCCCCGGAGACACCTTTACTACGCGGAACGGCGTCCGGTTGAATCCTTCCAGTGAATGAGTAACTGCAATGATATCGCCCGGCTGAATTCCTAAGGCCCGCACGCTGGTTTGAAACTCGATATAGGTGTTACCGGCAATTGACTTTTGAAGGCATAGTGCAACAATCCTCAGCGCCTGATCATAGTTCGGGACACCGAGCACAGTCGGGCTCGCGCTCACCTGGAAGCCGCATTTCTGAACATCATCCGGATCCACCAGCGTCACGCTATCCTGCTGGTAAGAATTAAACGCATCCTGGAATTCGATACTGAATCGATTGGGTGTGTCGGCCGAAGAGCGTGACGTGATCTTGAAAGTAGATGATTGATCCGCGGCGCGTCCAATGCCGGTTGTCCCATTGGATCCGTCACCGAACTCGTAAACAGGCCATCCGCCGTTGAGGCTCACCGATGCGTTACTGCTCTCCACCAACTGCGGCTGCTGAAGCGCGATCGTGTTCTCGATTCTCATTTGCAGCAACCCGGCCGAGGAGTAAGTGAGATAGAGCCGCGATGCGTTCCGTATACAGCGGATCACATCGCCCGCACTGCGCTGGGACTGTAAGATCAGGTTACATTGAAACCGCGGAATCGAGATCGAGTTTCCATTCAGGTCGGTAGTCTGAATCGGCTGGTCGCAATACGCTGCAGCTTGGGCGAAACTGACCATGTCCACTTCACTCGCGCTCCAGCCGCACCGCCTGAGAATGTCGAGGATAACCCAAACAGGGTTGTTGACGAAGCTGAATCCTTGCGAACTGCCGTCGACCGCGAAGGTCTCGATCTGCAGGCCGTTGACTAACACCTGTATCTGCGGAACGCTCTGCCCGTCGTTGATACTGTTCGGAACGACGATCGACATGTAAGCCATGCTGCCGTACGGATCACCCAAAAGATTACCGGCGGCGTCGGCAAAATCGCGGTTGAACACCCCGTTTCGCGTGCCGTAACTCACCACGTTATACCACCCGGTCCCCGTCATATTCGTTCCCGAACGGCCCGCTGGGATCTCGATATCATTTACCAGTACGGTAATAACATTAGTGATCTGACCCGATCCCAATAGCACTTCAAAGTGCGTCAGGTTACCGTCGTTCCTGGCGAACACAATACCCGGGTAATACCATCCGCTCCCGTAGATCAGTGGAACGAAGTCGTTATAACGCGCCTCGTTATCCTGTACCACGGAGGGTAGGGATGACTTCGCGCCCGAAGCGCGAACCGCGATCACCGGAGGAACAAATTCGATCCCGCCAAACCGCGTGGTCGTCCTGCCCGAAGAGTCGGTCGAAAACATGCCCAGCCGTTCGCAACTGGTCCGGCTGTAATCGCAACTCGTGAAGGGCGCACCGTTATTCAAGTTGCCGCACCCGCCGGCCAGATCTGGTGAATACCCGCACGCATAGAATTGCGAGAAACGCCCGGTGGGCCCGCCGTTCAAGGCTTCCTGTCGCTGCTCGGCATTCGCGGGAAATTGCCATGGACAGCGTTTCTGAACTCGTACCGGCGGCAGCGCGATCCGCTGGAGCGACAGCCGGTTGATCGCCGAGACGCGAAATGAGGACTCGGTGATCAGTTCCGGGGAATCGAGTATGCCCTGGAATACCGGCAAGGTATCCGTCGTAGCAGCGTTTTGAGACAAGCTGTAAAATACGAAACTGACTCCGAGCGCCGCACCCTTAAATCCGCAACCGCGCTGAATCTCGGACATAAGTCCGTCCGCATTGGCCAGTTCGAACGAGATCTTCGGTATCGTATCGACGCCGCCGTCCGACGCCACCTGCATCTGGAATGCATTAGTCCGCATAACTCTGGACTGATATTCAGTCCCGTGCACCGTAACATGGTGCGTGCTCCAGTTATATACGGTTCCATCGCTAAATGTGCAGCTGAATAAGAAGAGGGGCGTATCGAGAACGCCCTGTTCCTTTACTTGAAATAGGGTCATCGACTATTCTCCAACCGGAAGATTGCAACGGATAAACATGACGCAGGTGTTCCTGTTCGGGCCGGTAGCGATCCTGTCAATCTGCGATCCGTCAAAGCGTGCGTTTGCGTAAACGCCGCTGCGTCCGCTGCTCGCGATGTACCTCGACGCCGCGGGCTGCGCATCTACCTGCGGACCGAAAAGCTGCACCGAAGTGGCGGCGGGCAGGTGAATCCCGAACTGTAAAGCATCGGTCACGCCAGGAAATACACCCGAGACCGAGTAACGCTGCCATGTTGTCATTACGACGGCAGTCGCGTTCCGCGACTGGCTGCCGGCAGCGAGACTGAGCGTTACCGTGACGAGTGTGTCGGCCCGCAGATAGACGCTAAAACAGCCTTGCACCGAACCAGGTATCTGAGTCTGCTGGACGATGCTCAGCGCTCCGGCCGACTGGTTATGCGCGCGAACCGCGCAATTGCCGCCCAACGGATCTGCCAGTGCTAAGTCAAACGTTACTCCGGCTGTCTGCCAGGCGCTCTGTGAAAAGTCGCCCGACCAGAGCAATAGATTGGCCGTGGGATCGAGGAACAGAAAAGGGAATAGGCTGCCTTGCGTCGCGGCAAACAAGTCAGTAAGTGACTTGGCCTCCTGGTCCGAAAGATCTTGTAACATGACCTTCCAGCGGAGATAAGTGGCGGCACTGTCGGCCAGAGCGATCACCGTCCCGTCTTCCATGGCCGATTGGACGCTGCGCATCGAGATCTTCTTAGCGGTAGGGTATTGCGTCAATGCCCCGGTAGAGAGTTGTGGAAATATCAGCATGTCAGTTAGCGTTTTCTCGAATGACCACTTCGGTTGCGCCCCGCCCGGGACCGTAAAATGTTTCGGCCAGGCTTCCCCCGACGAGGCTACAGTTGTTATAAACGGCGCCATCCAGAGGATCAGTGAAAGTGAACTGTCCTGTCTCCCCCTGGAGTTCTTCAAAAAACGCCTCGACGGCGCTGATCTCTTCTTCGTCGATCAGATCAAGGTGGATAGTCCATTCACGAAGAGATCCTGAAGTTGCGCAGCGCTGCTCGCTTCCATCGAGGAATGAAATGGTCTGGACGTTCTGTCTAAGTGTGCGGCGGACAGGATATTGAGTCTCCTGCCCGCATTTTAGAAGAGGAAAAGTCAACATGTTATAAGTCCGCGATTACATCGTTAACCGAATGTAGGTTGAGCATCGCTTGCCGGACAGCCTGCGCTATGTCGCCGCTATGGTCCATGAAAGACTGGCTGTCCATCGCCTGTACCTGCACAAGTATGCTTTGGCCTTGTTGAGAACTCGACGAAGTACCGCCGGAGACGCTGGCCGGTGACCCGCTAACTCCTGTGGAAACTCCCGAAGAACCCGGTCCAGGGCCCTGCATGTTCATGGTCGCCATAAGGTCGGCGCTCGAGAGCGGACTGTAACCCTCCGGCTTTGAAGTGAAGTTAGAGCTCGTAAGATTGCCGAGTTGTCCCATTACTTCCGCAGAACTGCTCCCCGTAGACGAGACTCCAGCAGTCTGCGCAGGGCCCGCCGCTGACGGTTCTGACGCAAAGTCAGAACGTGTAAGCGGGAGAGCCTGTCCCATGACGTCCGGAGAACTGTGGCGGGGCAAGCCTGCGGCGTTATAGGAAAGACTCTGGACGCCGGAACCAGAACTTGGCCCCCATTGAGACGTCGAGCCCAGACCCAACAATGAACCATTCTTAGTGTTCGACACGGATCCGACCGCGGGCCCCTGCATAGCTCCTTCAAAGCTGACCGAAGGCGGCGCTATATAAGGCATAAGTGGAGGCGGCGATGAACTCCCTCCTAACCCAAACAACTTACTCACCGTCGACGCCAAAGGAAACAAGCTGAGGAACCCTCCGAGGATCCCTGACGTCGATGATTTACTGGACCCGTTGTTGGACGATGCCGTCGGGATCTGGTCGGCTTTAGCAATCTGTCCCGACGACTGAATCTCTGTAGTCAGCTCCTGAGCTGGCGCCCCCAGGTCTGCAACAACGGCAGGACTGAAAGAACTCCGCTTGACTGTGCCTCGACCGCTACGGCTGATCGTCCATGGATCACCCGCCGAACGGTCGGACGTGCCGATCTCGTCCAGCAGTTGACTGATGTCGTTGTATCTGCTCATTGTGTTCCTTTAGTAACTCCGAATCCAAAATGGCGAATGCCTCCAACGCGCGGCACGACAGGGCGAGGTATACCGCGCCTCCTGCACGCTTCCACGCCCAATACTCTTCGAGTAACGCCAGGCTCTCTGCCGTGATGTACGACCGTGGACAACTAAGCGTGTGGACGTCCCCTCGGCCCCAAACCGGGCGAGGCTCCTCGTCCTGGGCGCCGCTCGCCCATGAGCACCGCCGTTTGACCTCCAGGCCGGCCCTCCTGCAACTGTCGCAGCTCCACCCGGCCTGGTTCGAAAACTGGAAGTGGAACGCGACGACTAGTTTTTTCTTTCTTCCTCGCTGAGCCCCAGCTGCGACCGGACCAGCGTCGCGGCTTCCCTCACCAGAGACTCTGGTCCATCCAGCACCAGAGTCTCCGGAGTTGCCTCCAGGCCATCGATAGACAGCCCGTCGATCTTGACCACTCCCCAAATGACGTAGAGGCTCTCGATCTCGGCCGACGCGATACTGGCTTCTAACTTGTCATTCAGTTGAGCCCCGGCCTGGTAGAACTCCACTCGCGAGGTAAGATCCCGCACCCTCCTGAGTAACTCCAGCCGCCGTGCAACCGAAACACGCCGCACTGTCAACGCGACGCCTGGAACTGCAGACGACGGAACTGAAAACGTACTTTCGTAGGTCATGCGAAGGCGACCACGAGTTCGTCGTTATTGCAGCCTTGCGCCCTGGATCCGCTGACCTTCCACTGCACCAGGCGCTGTGAGTCGTCCACCTCGGGCACCTGCGGCATCACGCTCTTCATGTATGCCCCAAATAACTGCCCGCCTGTCTGTCCGAGTTGCAGCATGATTTGAATAGTCGACTGTTGACGCGCCGCCTGGTAAAGCGCCATGGTTGCCTGGTCGTCTTGCTCGAACAGCCGGAAATCAAAACTGACCGTCCGGATACCGGGCGAGATGAATTGCGGTACTTGGCTGCCGAACTCATTGGCTCTGGCCTCCAGATCGTTCTGCAAATGCAGCGCAGCCTGCGTCACGGTCGCGCAGCGAGTCGGCTGTGCGCCCATCCAGATCTGCCCGAGGTTGCCCGGAACGATCGGGTAGTCGACCGGCGCATTCGCCGGTTCCACCGGGAACGCAGTCAGTTGCCCCATCCCGCTCGAGAAACTGGCGCTGTCGATCAAGTCCTGCGCCATGCCCGAGAAATGGAACTCCTGGTAGTCCCCGTTCACCTCGAGCGAGAAATCGTCGATGCCCGCCCCCGAGATCACGCGTTGCAGTGCTGTTGCCGGAGACCAATAGTCGAACAGGCTGCAACTCGGTAAGTTATCGCCCGGGAAAATTGTAGCGGTCGGAGTAAGTGAATCTCCCGCTGGCGGCGCTGTACTGAAAGGCGCATTGGTAGTCACGGTCGCGGCATCCACAATGTTGGTGACGAACCGGATTTCTCCGCCGTAGCTGACTGCTTGGTTGACAACCAGGCCGTGCGGTGCCGAGAACGCCACGTTGGACCCTGTGCTGGAAGCCACTGTTCCGCCCGGGCTGATGACCGGTGTCCCACCCAACGCCGCCTGAAACAATGGCGCGTAAGGTGGCAGGCTCTCACCCGTTGTCCAGCTTGTAAGATAAGTTGACAGCGCGAATTCGGTCTTCTTCCGGCCGCCCGCCGGAATCCCCGGATAAGTGCGGCCCCCGGTCTTATCGCGGCGCGTAGCTTTCTCGAGCTGCTGCCGCGCCGTCATCTTGACCGCGGGAATTCGATTGGCGTTTGTAATCGTCGGTACTGCTCCATAACTGCTTTCGAGACCGCAGTACCACCGGTTGGCATTTGAAAGTACGTATGACATGTTAATCCCTCACCTATTTACTAACTTGTATTTCGAACTCGATCTGCGCGGATTTTGTGAACTGCTTCCCGCCCGGGCGCATCGCCAGAAACTTGACCTCGTAAGCACCGGAGTAAGTTCCGATGTCCGACCACGCTCCTCGCGAAGCGTATAGGACTGCGCAGGCCGCTTCGACATAGGAATTCAGGTTTGTCTCCAGATCCTCGGCGCGTGTCCCCGACACCCGGAGTTCGACAACGAGCAACGCGTTGCCGGAGAACACTCGAAATTTCTCCATTTGAGTGTTTCTGAGCCGTTCGCAATAGAGAGTTGCAACCGGGTATTTGACGCTGGCGGACTTTTCGTAGACGTCCAGCGGTGCACTAAGATTGAGAATTGAACCGACTGGTGGAAGTGCCGGGTTTGAGGACATTGCGGCCAGTTGGTCATTGATTCCGCCCGGACCGCCGAATACTGTCATCGCTCGCGACAGCAGGACGTTGCATGTATCGACGACGCTCATCCTCTGAGAATCCTCCTGGGAAGCGGGTGTAACATATTCGCGTGCTGTCCCGAACCGGGTTGTGGACCCGATAACAGATTGTCCGGATCCACCGTAACTCCAGCGAGAGGATCGAGCGGTTGCAGATTCTGCTGGTAGAGCGTGCCGGGGGAAACGCCCGCGAACAAATTCCATCCGGTCGCATTGTCCGCGAGTGCCGTGAGGTTCAGGGTAGCGGAATTCCCGCTAGGAACATCAATCTCCGCGGGAACGCTCGCCAGTCCCTGCTCCCCCTTCTGATTGACATAACTTATCGCCGCATAAACCGTTCCTCCGGCTGAGGTGGATTGAACCATCGCTACACCCGGTGCCACGGCTTGGGGAAGGGGATCGAACACGACTCCCAAGCCCACCGTCCTCAGGTCCTCCAAAGCGCGCGCCGCTTCCTCCCTGAACATCTTCATCTTGGCCTGATACCGGTCGTTGAGACGGCTGTAATAGACATCCTGGTAGACCAGTCGGAGTGTCGAGAAGGTATGCCAGAGTTTTAGCTGCGGCGTAACGGCAATGTGTCGGAGCGAAGGAAACCGCTCGCGAACGTTAAAAGACGGCAACACCGCCATCAACATCGATTCGATCGTGTTCCCGACGTCCGTCGCCGCAAGTTGAAGTTTTGCCGATAGGTCGATCCCCTCCGTCGCCGATACGTCGAGAAGGTCCGAATCCCGAGCGCTCAGATCTCCGATCGTTGATGGCGCTCCATCCAGTAGCAAAGCCATATCGATCGTCCTTTACTGCGCTTTGCCGCCATGCGCAGGGGGCTTCGCCGGCGCACTCGCCGGAACCACCACCACCTGTACCTTGTTCGCGGTTGCCGCATCCTCTGCGGTTTGCCTGGCGGCAGCCTGCTGCTCGCGAAACCTGCCAGTCTCCGCGTCCGTGGCTTGTCTCGCCGCACCTTCCACTATCATCCTCGCAGCGATGGGCGTTGGCGCCTCGGTAACTACGCCCGATTTCCCGCCATCCGGGGTAGCCAGGCTGACCATCACAACCTGCGGCTTGGTCATGCCGGCTTCCGTTTCACGTACCTTTTGGTAATAAGCTCGTAAGTCCATTTGCTCTCCTGAAAATAAGTGCCGTGGCGGACCGGTAAGCCCGCCACGGCGACTGTTTAGTAACTCAGCTGGTAATCCCCTGTCTTAGCAGGTAACCTGCACTCCGAACCCGTTGCGCAGAATTCCGCAACCGTACAGGACGTCCACGGTGAACTGTTGTGCCAGCGTATTCGGCTGATAGCTCATCGTGACCCGCATTCCGAAGTTACCGAGTTCGGCATACTCGGCGATTGCGCCCGTCCCCGGCAGGGGCTGGGGCAGGCGGCGAACCACCAGTCCGATCGCGTCCTTGGCAAAAGCCAGGTTATGCGTGGCGAGTGGAGAGCTGCCGGTTGACGAAACAAACTGCGACCGGAAAACAAAGAAGTCTTTGATCTTGCCGATCGTGCCGTCTACCAGCGAGCGCAAACCCGCCTCGCCCGCGGTCTGAAACTCGCTGAACCGCGGAATCTGGCGAAGATTCGAGTAAGTTCCGGCATCGACCACCAGATACTTCGGCTCGCGTGCCGGCAGTTTGGCGCTGAACAGTGCTGTTTCAGCCAAATCCACGATACCTTCGTTGATTGCGACGCCGGCTGTCCCGACCGGACTGTTAGCCGAAAAGCCCGCATACAATCCAAGAAGATCGCTCTCGATCTTTTCCGCAATTGCGATCACTGCCGGCCGCATGTAGACCTGAAGCAGGTCCGGTACCGCGAGAACTTTGGTGACGTCCGGGATCTGGAACGTCGCCTCGCAGTGCGTATTCAGCACGATCTGTGCGTTGCCCAGGCTCGGATTCTGCGTCTGAACCGTTCCGCCCTCGGCAATGTTATTGGCCACGAGCGTCGGGGGGATCGGTACGTTGACCGTATCGCCCGCCTGGGCAAGCGTGGGCTCGTAATCACGATTGACCAGGTTCCCCATGATCAGGTTCCCGACCAAAGCAGGTAGCGCGTCGGCCGCTACCAATTTCACAATGGCGTTAGCCACATTCGCTGATGTTATTGCTGGCATTTCTCTCCTTGTCGTACTAACTCCGCGTGAGCTCTCATGTGCTCCTGCGGTTTACTTAGCTCCTCAGTGTCTGAGTAGCAACTCGTAAAATCTCTTGTCGTGCGCGCTCCAGGTCTTCTTTGGACATTCCCGGCCCGATCTTGTCAAGATCGATACCATTTGTAACCGGGGCCCGGTGACCGTTACTCACGCCGCTTCCCCCCACAATGCGGGCGGGAAGAAACTCCGGGTTGTCCGCGACAAACTGCCGGAGGTATTCGCCCGCGGCAGAATCACCCTGCCCCGTGCGTGCCATCAATCGCCCATCCTCGCTGCGGAAGATGTCGCTCTGTACCGCGCGGTAGGCCAGGTCAACTTTCGACACACCGAGCTTCTGCAATTCCGCCCGGATGCCTGAGCTGCGTTCTGCCTCTTCCGCGACCTGCCGGCTGCGCCGGTTCTCTTCAACCAACTCGTTGACGCGCCGTTCGAGGTGCTCCCGGCGTTTCCTCTCTTCCTGGAGTTCCGCCTTATAGGCCGGCTCTCGCCGCGTGGTATCTTGACGTAGATATTCCTGCACGGCCTGCTGCACGAGTCCCTGAACGTCGATCATTTCTGGCGATTCACTTTTCTGTTCCATAAACCTCCGAATCTTCTGTTACTCCTTCGATCCATTCGTCAGCGAAGCGTCAATCTCCTCGGAGACCTTGTTCTTGATCTCCTGACGCGCGTCGCTAAGGTACTTAAAAGCCAGTTTCTTGAACATCTGCTGCTTCAGAGTCCTGGAATCTATTCCCAACGCCAGGAAATCCCTGGCATTGGCGAGTTCACCGCTGAAGTCGCTGATGTCGAATTCATCTAACCCGGATACATCCACCTGTAAGTTGTCCTTACGGGCCAGCGCGATGGCTTGCAGAACCTGTCGCATGGCGCTCTTGACAATATCCCCGTAGGCCTGCAAAATCTCTTGAGTTACACTGAAATCCATCTGTTTGCTGAGGCCGGACTGGGGAAGCCCCCCTGAATCGCTTCGTCCCGCCTGCGAAAGTAAGTAACAGACTCTATAGATCTCGTCTTTCAAACGGTCTAAGTTACTTGCCGCCAGGCTGTAGACTCGACCCTCGGGCTCCGCCCATCCGAAGCGGTCCCCTTGTCCCATCTGAACGTA